ATCGACCATATCACGGTGCGATTCGTTGAGTTTGTCGGTCCGAACAAGACTAGTGGCCTGTCTTACGGCCGGTACGGCATTAATTTGGCACCGTCCAATAACAAGGTCACAAACCTGACCATCCAAGATTGCTGGCTACATACCTGGTGCGAAGCGTTGCGAGCGTGCAACTGGGATACCGTAACCATCGAGCGATGCATTATCAGCGATACCTCGACCGATAACATTGATCATTCGGATATTATTTACAGTTACCCATCCAAGAACGTCACGTTCCGGAACAACAGCATCTTTAGAAGTCCGGAGGACGGCATGTTCCACGAGTTTGGCGGTGCGGTTAATTTCAAGTTTTACGGGAACATCTTCTGGGACACAAACTGGCATATGATTTGTTTTAAACCGCCGGGAACATACGGGCCGGTCTTTTTCTATAATAACGTGTTTTCCGGTCGAAGCGGCAGTTACGGGTACATCACTAAAAGCAGTTCCACCATTGCCAACGGCAGCTTGATCCGTAACAACGTGTTCCTGAATACCACCAACGATTTCGGGGCTATCAGCGATTACAATTATTACGTTCCGGCAACGGTAAACGGGTACGGCGCACCGAAAGAACCGCATTCAATCATTGGGTCAACTAATCCTTTCGTTAATTCCGCCGCCGGCGATTTTCATCTGACCAAAGCGGGTGCCGATTTACTGGCTAATAAAGGTCAGGACATGGGCGCGGAATACTCGCTAGACGCTGATGGAAACACGCGGGGTGCGGGTGGCGGTTGGGACATAGGCGCGTACGAAACCGGTGGAACATCGGCTACCCCTACCCCAACCGCTACACCTAGCCCGACCGTAGCCCCAACACCGACGCCTACCGCTACACCTACGCCGCCGCCTACGGTGTTGCCATCGCCTAAATTCAAGATGGGCGATTGGGTGAAAGCAACAGAGAGCGTCAATATCCGCGGGACACCGGCTGGCAACCTGATGGGTAGCCAGCCAACGGGTGCCACCGGTAAAGTGGTGGACGGCCCGCAAATCCGGTCGTTTAACGGGGTGCAAGTAATCTGGTGGGGGCTTTCAATGACCAATACGCCGTCTGGTTGGGTTGGCGAAGATTGTTTAGCGGCAACTACGGCACCGGTATCAACACCAACTCCGTCACCATCCGTTCCGCCTTCGGCTAGTTTCCATTCCTGGTTAGGGAAGATAAACACCAAGATATCGACCGATAACCCGACTGAAACGCAGTTGAACGATTGGATTAAAAATAATCCGGCTAAGGCAGATTAATGCATAAACGGTTCAAGAAAAAGTATCGCGCCCCGCATCCGAAATTAAAAGCGGCTTTAGCGACTTTGATTGCCTTGGCGTTATCCAAGAAACGGAGGTTGATTCTTATTTATGTTGCGGACAACGGGACAACCGGTCTCCTGGATTATGCCGACCAGGTATTGGACCAGGGTTGGGAAACGCATTTCCATCAGGCCGCGGATATCTTGTCCGAAGCGGCTACCACAAGCGCGATTGAAACATTGGACGAATCGCCCGAAGATTACAGTGACCAATTGGTCCGTAACGTCGAGCAACATAACCGGTTACGCGCCTTGGCCGAAGCCGCTTTGTTATTAGGATTAATTTATGATCCTGGTAAAAATGTTGCTATCCCGACTATTACCGGCTGGTCAATCGGCCAATCGTTATTGGACCAGTTAACCAAAGTTGTTCAGACCGCCGAGACCGAACACTGGTCAAGTGCCAAGCTCGATCAAGCGATTGGCGAGATGTCCGGGTTCAGCGCTAAACGCGCTGAACAAATGGCGCACGATTCCTTATCTTATATAGACGGGGTCGCGGCGCGCACCACGGCCATGGTTACGGGTGCAACCGAAAAACGTAGCGAATGCGTGCGCGACAATAAAACGTGTCCGGCATGCCTGGAAAACGCCGCTATGGGGTGGATCGGAATAAATCAGAAATTCTCTGGTAGTGATACCGAAGATACGCCGCACCACCCCAATTGCCGGTGCGACGTTGAATACGCCTGGGGCAGGATGCCGGTGGAGGTATTAACATGAGCGAGATGTTGCATTGCGGCAGTATCATGGACGGCGCCGCGATAGCGTTCGGTGATCTGCATTGTTTACGGTTATTGGTGACGTACACCAGCGGTAAAGATTGGACGTACCTGTATATTCCGGCGTGCAACTACAGATTCAAAGTCGATGACGCTGTAACCTGGAATGACGACGGCCAAATGACCTGGTACAGCAATGATCGGGTAACACGATTCGAGTTGTTGAATGTGGCGTTAAGAATTCAATGAGTGTAACCATCGATATAACGATTGATGAAGACGTGGTTCAAACCCGGTTAACCCGGTTAGAAGGGTTTTTGGCACAACCGGAGATACCTCTTTTACATGCCGGCGCTGAAGTAAAAGAGTTTATCCAGCTTTATCATGAAGAATTCGACGGCAAATGGCGCGGGTCGCATTACATGAGCGGGCCGCGTTCAGGCCAATGGGAAAAAGACGTGGCAACAGATTGGCATGACCCGGTAGCAATCGACGCTAACACGGTCAAGATCGTTAACACGCACCCGCACCTGGCCCACAAGATTACCGGAGGCACCATCCGACCGGTGAATGCCGGGGCGTTAACCATACCGTTGATACCGGAAGCTAAAGGACTTTCAGCGCGTGAATACGAAGCAGCGAGTGGCAACAAACTCTTTATAACAAAAAGCGTTCTGGCCTATAAAGGGGATGGCCAAGAGATCGTGCCTGTTTACGCGCTGAAACAATCTGTTACCCAAGAACCGTGGCCCGGTGCGATGCCGGCCGCGGAAGATATCCAGACCGTTTTCGATAAAGCGATAGCTATCGAGCTCGACCCAATTTTAACATCATGAAACCGACCTTGATCAAATCAGAATTATTAGTGGATTTACACGGCGAGTTGCCATCCGAAATCATGTATTTCCCGGCTGGCGCATCCACTTTGAATCCTTCGGTAAACGGCGAGGCGAAACAAATCAATGTCAACGTTTCAGCAGAAACCGCCGCCTTGTTACAAGCGGAATTAGAAACGTTAAACAAGGAAAACGTCCGGCCGTTTATCGATTTTGATCATCACGGGGGCGCTGCAGCGGCTATCCCGAAACGGTTTATCTGGAAAGAAGGCGAGGGCGTGATGCTCGAGCTGGATTGGACCGGAGCCGGTAAAACTGCGGTAGGCGGTCGGGATTACGGTTATTTTTCGCCCACATTCCTTTTAGACGATAAAGGCGCGGTAGCCGGTATCCCTAAATCCGGGTCGATTGGCGCTCTGGTTAATAACCCGGCATTTCGCCAGATTAAACCTATTCACGCCGCTCGGGCGCCCATTGGCGCGTTTGCCACCATTGAAGGGTATTTTAACGCCAATGACCAAATGGTTTATTGGGAAAAAGACGATGTAGAACAAAGCGCGACAGGAGCGCAAACAGGAGGAAACAACATGACGACAGAGGAAGAAGTCAAAGCGCTCAAGCTCGATTTAGAAGCCGTGCGCGCTGAGAACAAGAAGCTCGTAGAAGCTTCGGAAACAAAGAAAAATGATAGTGAGCTTGCGACTGCAAACGAAACGATCCAAGCGTTACGCGAAGAGCTTAAAACCCAGAAAATCGAAGCCGCGGCAGCGGTAGCGGACCAATGGATTGAAGCGGCTATTCGCGACGGGAAATTAGCGCCGAAAAACGAAGAAGCCAAAGCGCAATGGAAAGAAATTCTGGTTAGCGCCGGGGCGAAAGGCAAAGCGTTGCTGGATTCAATCCAACCTAATGCCGCTTTTAAAACCGTGGTGGACGTTAAAGCCGGTCATAAAGATATCGGTAAACCGGCGCCGGTACACGATACCACCGGGGCCAGTAACGATACCGGCAAACATTGCGACCGGCTTGTGCGCGAATACATGGCGGCACACGCCGGGGTTACCTACGATTCAGCGTGGAAAATCTGTGCGCGTGTTCAACCTGAATATTTTGGTGCAACCAATTAATTAAACAACAAAAAGAACAAGGAGGTTCTTTGTGAGTACTTTCGGAGGAATATTCAATGAGTTGCCGATTCGCCCGTTCGCGGTAGCGGCAGCTAGCACACTCGTGCAAGGTATGGTCGTTCAATATAACAGCGGTACCGCTGTTGTTGAACCGTGGAGCGTAGGAACAAACGTGGCATTTGGTGTTTGCACCGGTGACGCGGACCTAAACATTTTAATGGTTGATGTGTACGTGGGCAAAGGTTGTTCCGTACTGATCAAATGCGGTGTTGGTATTATACCGATCCCAGGTAACAACCTGTTCTTTTCTGCTTCCGGAGTAGTCGGTGTTACCGGTACCGCCGGTCAACAATGCGCAAAAGCGGTTGGGACAGGGTTTAACGGGTATGTCGAAGCGATTCTAGCTTAAGGAACAATATTTTATGCCTTACGATGTTTCACAATTATTGACTTACGCTCAAGGAATCGTTGGCGATTGGGCGCAAAAACACGATATCGCCGGTTGGTTAGCACCTGAGATAGTGGTGGTTACCGAGAAATTCTTTTACAAGAATTACGGGAGCGGCAACGCGTTTAAAGAGATTGATACCCGGCGTTCAATGGGCGGCGGTGCAGATCGGTTAACCTATACCGTCACGGATTCACAAGGTGTTCTAGGTGAGAACAGTTTGGAAATTACGATTGACGATATTGAACGGCGCCAGAATCCGGAAAGCGAATCCACGCTTGAGATGATCAAGACGCGGGATTTAACGCTGACCATTCTAAACAATTATCTTAAACAGATATTCGCCTTCATGAAAACCAATGTATCGGTTACCCCGACACTTGGCACCAATTGGAGCACAACCGCGGACCCAATCGCGGATATTGATTCCATTGTTAAACTGACTACGGACACCACCGGGGTTGTCCCGAACAGGTTGTACATGGATTTAACGTCTTGGATTCAGTTTAAGAATAATACCAAGGTACTGGACCGCATTCGGTTTACTCGACTCGGTGTAGCGACCCTGGACAATGTCAGCACGCTGTTTGCCATGCCGCTCGAGATTCGGGTTGGTGGTGGCGCGTTGTACACTGATAAAGGTGGTAGCGCTAATAACGTGTTTGTCTTTTACGGGCAAGATGAACCTGGGGTGCAAGACCCTAGTTTCATGAAAGTGTTTGTCAGGACACCAAACCGGTTTACTGCCATGAGACAGTATCGGGAAGAAAAAATCAGATCCGATGTTTATTTCCTGGATTGGCAACAACTGTTTGCCATCACGGGCGCGGGCATCGTGACCAGGATACAAACGACGTAACCAAAAAAGGATATTTAGAAGGTATGTGGGAATTATTCGATCCGGACGATGTTTTAAGCACGTTAAGCCAGCCTGAACGCGACCTGTTCGGGACCGGCGCTAGCGACCCGGATTATCCGGATCGATTAATCGAAATCGCTAATTCAGTTGTATCACAGGTACGCGGGCATGTAGCGGCGTGGCCGGATAACAGATCGACCATGGGTCCGGAAGAAACTATTCCGGAAGAATTGTACCTGGCGACCATCAACATTGTTCGGTACCAATTTTTAACGTCGTTGCCGCAAGGCCGGTTATTTATTGATGAACCGCGCGAACGCGCCTATTCGGATGCGTTAAAATTGTTGAATGACGCCGCCACCGGCAAACTGGCGGTCAGCGTGCCGGGTACAATCGGGTTTACGTCCGATCAATCCCGGTTCGGGACACGAGACGATTATCTGCGGTCCGGTCGATACAACCCTAATGTAGTTGATTTTTCGTTTAACCATTGATCACAGGAACGTTATCGCAGTTGCAAGCCAAGGTCGCGGGAATGCTGACCGTTGACCCGGTATTTAACGGCACACAATCGACCAACGGCAAACCCGTTCCGGTTGTGACCGAAATTATCGGAGACGTGGTCAGTTACACGCAACAAGCCATCGGCCAGATGGGGTTGGTAGCGGTAATTATGACGCCTGATTTTAAACTGATGGATTCGACCGTGGCGCCTTTGGTGGCTACGGTGCGCATCCAGATTCAGGTATCGGAATTTTACGCTATTAACCAGGCTTCAAGCGGTACCGGGATACCAGCGGCAACGTTGGTATCGCGCATAATAGAGTTGTTGCATTGGAAACCGCATAACGTGGTCGCCAACATTGATTTTAAACATCAATTAATAACTCTGCTAGGCGTATCAGTACGGGGCCACACTGATCAAAGGGCGGCGCTCACTTACCTTCTTATGTTCCAAACTCAACTAGTAATAAAAACTTTATGAGTCAAAATTTTGGTGACGCAATCAATCTCTTAAATGCGTCGGCAATCATCCTGTTCCAGAAAGCGGGTGTAACCGATAGATTTATTGAGTTTGGCAACAACACAAATGTAACGGCGACCAGCGGCGTTAAATCTATCACGGCTTATTTCAGCGAGAACGGGTTTTTATCGTTAGGTAAAAAAGTTGTCACTACCGTTGAACCGGTGTTTACGGTTACGTGCGACGAGTTTCCGGTACAAAATCTGGGGTTTTTGTACGGAAGCACTACGCGCGTGCCGTACACACAACCGTTAAACGCTTCGGCAACCGTCACGGTAACTAACGCCGCGGCATATGACGTGATCCGGTTACCGGTAGAAAACCCGACTATTATCTCAATCACGGTATCAGCGACACCGTTGGTATTAGGCATTGATTACGATTTGGTTGGGAACGGCAGTAAAGCCAGTGCAGTACGTTTCTTGTCCGGGTCAACATTGATTACGGGCGCAACAAGCGCAATCATCACGTATTCAAGCCCGTTAATATCGTCTACGGCATTCCCGAAAATATGGAAGACAGATACATTTAATAACCTGAATGTAAGCGGTTATTGCGAGATAACGTTTACAGACGCGTTTAGCGCGTTATTCAATCATCGGATAACCGGCAACTGTTTTTTGAGTCCGGCGAAATACCCGGATTATAAAGCAGACGCTTTTTGTAGCGCTGATTTCACGTTGTCAATGGTCGGGGCGGGTAACCTGTACAAGGTCGAGTTTTAAACAACAAACGGGTTCGGAAACGGCAACCCAATAGCTAAGCCGTATCGATGGTAGATGCAAAAACCGAATTAGAAAATATCCAGGGATACAGAGCCATCAACGTTACGGTTGATGGCGTCCCAGAAGAAGTCCGGGTTAAAAAGCTCAACGTCTACGAATTGCAGCGGTACGCCACGGTGTACGGCGATCAAGGAAAGACCGTTGAGCTTTTTTGTGGGAAAGACGACCAATGGGCCGGCAAACTGTCTTATGACGATGTTGAGAGAATCTTAGATATAGGCGTTGAAATTAATGACCCTATATTGAACCGGTACGCGGATCGAGACGGGGCGATTCTCAAACGCATGTTGGCGACCAGCGAACGTCAAAAGGAAAAGCTCGAGATTCTAAAATCACTTACGGACGGGTCTGTTTCGAGGTCGCAATCATTACCTCCACAGATGTTACAACCGTCGCCCAATGGCCCGTTAGCCGGGTCGTCCGTTATCACGCCATAGCGATGCAACTGTCTGCCTTAGATCATCTGCATAATCTGCACGCTATTGCCGCTGGAGTCGCGCCGGCAATGGTTGGTAAAGAAGGGCATCAAGCCTATCAGAAAATGGCCGCGCAATTCCTGGGGATTTATAACGATGCCGGATAGCCAATCTAACGTCGAAATCAATCTACGGATTAACGCTACCAACCGGGAAGCGGTAAACCAGTTACAGAACGATTTAAACCGGTTAAAAGGCACGGTCACAGAATCAACCGGGCAATACACCGGGTTTACCGGCGCGGTAACCGGTGCCGAACGAGCGACCAACCTTTTCGGCGGGCAAGCGCGCACGGCGAGCGCAGCTACCACCGGGCTAGGGACAGCGGCGAGCGCGGCTAAAACTGAAGTGGCTGGCTTAAGTGTGGCGCTTTCGGCAGTAACTTTAGGGGCAATAGCAGCCGGGGCGGCATTCGCGGCAATGGGGGTAGGGTTAGCCGCGGCTATTTCTAAAGGAATCGAACTGCAACAAGGGTTACAAAATTTGCGGGAAGGCGTGTCTGGAGTTTTAACCACTGACAGCGCCAATTTTGGTGGTGGGCAAGCGGGGCGTGCTGCGACTGCAGCCATTGACCAGATCGTTATAAGTGCTAAAGCCGCACAGATCCCGATTAGCGATTTAACCAAATCTTTTGA